CTTTTTAGCCGTCTCTTCATCGCCGTACTCTTCCATCTGATCGGCTATGCACTTGTCCCAATCGTAGGCGGCCTTGTCCGATTTTGCGTCCGGCACATTGGCATATAGCGCCCGCTGTTGATCAAGTGCCTGACGGCGTGTAGGATGTGTACCGTAAATCTTGCCAGAATCGTCTACAACTTCAAACTCGTCATTTTTAGGATTGATTGAAAATGGCATGTCAGGCTCCTAATTCTTTGTCCAGGGCGAGAATCGCAGCCGGACACCCCTGCGCAAATTGCGCCCGCGCTACAAGTTCGGTTAGTTCACGTTCGGCGCTGGTCTGTTCGTCAAGCGCCCAGATCAGCCACGCGCACGTTTGCGGATCGTCGCTGGCCTGCGCCTGCGCGTGGATCGTTTTGATGTACTCGGTATTGATCTTTTCACGAGCCAATGCCAGATTCGCACACACTGCAATAGCCGTGAGCATGTCCAGCTCAGGCACGTTGACACCTTCCAGCGGTGTGATCAACGGATATTCGTTACGCGCGATGACGTAAGCGGCGAACCTGTCGGCATGTTCATTTTCTTCTTGACCATGCGCGCGAAAGTTTTTGGCAGCGCCGGATAGATTGAGATAGTCAAGCCGATGGGCTAACGCCAAATATATCGCAGCGTTGAGCCGCTCGATGTTCACCTGTTTAATCAGACTATCGCGCGTTACTGGATCAAGTGCCATGCTCGCCGCCTAATGAAAAAGCCCGCCGCCTCAAATTGAGGTGACGGGCTTTCTTTTCCCGATGCGGCTTGTAGGCCGCACTATTCACTTGTATCGTTATTATACAACAAATGTCAACATGGCTACAAGTTGCGCGCCGCTATGATCATCTCTTCGACCGTTTTGGGCTGGCGCGGCGCATGACCGTTACAATGTTCGGGCGGCCCACAGCGCCAAATCATCATTAAATCCGAATCGACTAGCGCGAAACCACAGATTTGACGCAGACGTTGGATCAATTTCCATTCGGCCTCAGTGACAAGTCTATTTGTTGGATAGTCCATTTAGAGTCCCTGTCCGGCTCCATATGATGCCTGATTCAATACATCGCACACATATCGCGCCACTTTGGGCTGCAGGCGCATTGTGATGGTCGTCGTAAAGTTGCGCGCCACAATACCGGGCCGTGGCCGCTTACGCGAAATGAATAATACCCGTCCACGACCCGCATAGGCCGCGATGACATTCGGCTTTGACTTGCTACGCCAATCACGACTCAGTGTGGCATAGCGCACTCGCGTACCGCGATCAACCCAGCCAAACGGGAATACAGGATCGACATCAACTTTCCAGCCGCGCGGCGTTTGTTGCGCCTCGAACGTCGGTTGATTGATCCATGTGCCAGTCGCCTTCTCAAAAAGCGGGATCGCCTCTTGGCGCGTGAACTCACCCATTGCGCGCTCGACAACGCCCGGCAAATTGCGCGCCATGCGACGATACCGAGCGGCGATCTGCGTGATGTTCGATTTGATGATAATTCTCATGGCGTGAACCGCTTACCGTCATCAGTCATTAAATAGTGTTGACAATTGTATCCATGGCAAATAAAATCACGAGATGGCGGATAGCCGATTGCCAGCCACTTCTTGACGCTATAGCGTTTACCCTTGCGCGATCGACAATCAGCACACGATTCGTTGCCATCATCACCCACCATTGTGAGCATGATGTTTTTGCTTCCACGCAAACGACCTTCGGCGTAGACCATATCCAACGAATCAGTGTATCCGTCCGCGCGATCGTGTGCCAACCCGATCAGGTCATCGCGTGTGATGTCGTCCTGTTTCTTGGCATCTCTGAGCGAAGCAAACGCCGTCAACACGTAGCCGATCTCCGCTTCAGTGCGGTCGTTCAACCACGCCAGATCAATGCTGTCGCCCGTCAGATCGCTTTCGTCGCCGCCCGATTCGGTGTATCCACGCATGAAAGCGTCGTAGAAGTACTCCACGATCAATTTGCGCGCATCATTTCGGGCCTTGACAAGGCTGTCGTCCATCGTCAAATAGCCATTGAACGCGCCAAACAATTCGATGTTATAGCGCTGGCGGAGCGGTCGATAGCCCTCGGCTTTTTCAGCAACGCCCAATCGATCATCAACGGCGATGATCAGATCGTCAAGCAACGCGAGGACTTCGGCGCGCTCGGTCATGTCGTCAACGCTTCTTTGATACTGAGTAAGTGTTGTTTGATCGCCGTGTAGTCAACCATTTTCGTCTCAGGCTGCCCAGTCTGAATTTGCGCGTCACCGGCTGGATTCGCCTCGATCACAACCTCTGGCGTTGGATCGTCAACCGGCTTTTGCTCATCAGTTAAAACCTCGATCGTGATGTCCTGCGGAATGTCTTCATTTTCTTTCGCTAACGCCCGCGCTTCGCTGGCCGTAATCTCACCGGTCGCAACCTGCGTCGCGCGCGTGGCGGCGTGGGCTTGTTGAATCTGCGCACGAGACATCTCTTCGCGCAGGTCTTGCTCCGCAAAATAAAACGTGGCGCGATTGGGCAATACCTTCTGATCGAGTTGATGCGTCAATTCTTTTTGATACGACGCCAGCGTGCTACCCTCTTGCTTCTCGTGCAGCACCTGCGCCTGCGCGCCCGTACCAAGTGATCCGCCGCCTAGCAGGGCGGGGTTAACATCCTGCGGGTCAAGTCCGATGCGATTAGCGTATGCAAGTTGTGCGTTCTCAATTTCCTTCTGGCGTTCGTAGCCGTCCGGCAATTCGCGCAAGTTAATCGATTCATGCCGCATTTCGACCTGCGCCAAGATTCCGGCAATGATGTGACCCTGATAGTACACTTGACCCTTGCTGATCGCCTCGGCCTGCGCCGTTTTTAGAAGCGATTGTAATTGCACATCGTTGACGCCGGTGATGAAGTCGATCACGTTCGCGCCGCTGCCTGTCACTTTCTCGGTCAAATAGCGATCCATCACGGCCATTTTGTAGACGGCTTGATAGATGTCGTCCGCCGCACAAGTTCCACGCCCGAAGGCGGCCTGTGCGGTGTTCGGCATGTCCACCAACGCGATGACTTGATCCTCGCGTAATTCGTGATAGTAGCCCTTCAAATCAAGGAACACATAGGGGATGCTGGGGTCATTCGTCCGCATAACACGCAACGAATCAAGATGTATCAGTCCAATGATCTTAGAGCCAGCCGATGAAGACGCTCGCACGATTTCGATGAAGGCCCCGTTGTTGGTCGTCAGGTAATCGCGGATCGTGCGCTTCTGTGACGGCACGTAACCATCACCGCCCCAATCGACCAGCATGTTACGAAACCGATCGATGCGTTCGCCCTTGATTTCCCATGACATCGACGCGATCTTAGCAGCCGCTTTCGCAATCGCGCCGGCCCAGAACGGCTCGTGACGCGGCGTCATGCGTAGGATGATGTCGCGTGTCCAGTAACCGACAAGCGGCGCGGGATACATCCAGTCGGGCGGTAGATCAGTCGGCAATGGGAACGATGCCGCAAGACTCATGTACCACGGAATCACGTAATTGACGATGCCATGTCCCTGATATTCGGCGGCGTCATTAGCAGTCACGGAATCCTGGAATAGATCAGTAGTCAGTGCATCGGCCATACGTCACCCCATAATTCTGTAGACGGTATACATTGCCATGCTAAGCGACACTGCCAAATCGATTTTGCCGGACTCCTCGCGCTTCACGATCCTCAACTTGCGAGATTCAGGATCGATTTTGCGATTCGCGTTGTCGATGTGAGCGCGCAAATCAGCGTTGCCGTCATGCGCAATCCGCCGCGCCAAAATCATGTCATACAAGAATTTATCCGCTTCTAGCCGATCCTTTTGCTGTGGAAACGGCACACACGCTATTACGCCGTCACGCATTAGATCAGCGCATAACGACTCCAACTGATATGGATCGTACACGAGTTGCACGAGCGCATATTTAGGCGCGTACACATTGCGGATCAACCAATCCGGCCCCGGATAATCAGCGCTCCCGCGAAAGTCGATCTTGCCGCCATGCGGCGGCTTCCATTGGTGAATCACCCGCGCAGCATAATTGCCGGGCTTCGTCGGATGCGCCGTAACTCCGACTAATCCAAAACTGTCATTACTCACGCCCGCATCGAGCGCGATCACCATTGGCTCGTTAGGCGACAACGGTGATAAGTCCTCGCGGCACGCATCCCATAATGTCATCGATGACAGGAATCGATCCTCACCAATATCCTGGAACGCCTCGTCCGGTGTCGCCGGATATTCCTGCCTGTGATATGCGCTGCTAATCGCGTCCGCTTCTTGGCGAGCGTACCATTCATCAGTGCGATCAGGCCGCGATTGCCACGCCAGGAACAACGGCGTGAAACTGTTCAACCCCTTGACCGCCGCGCCCCACATTTTGTGAAACGGATTGCCGTCGCCCTTCGCCGTGCTGATAATGATCATCTTGCCGCCATCCGCAATCGCCGGCCTGACGGATGTGTACAGCGTGTCCGCGTAGCGCATCTTAGCAAACTCATCAATGATGGTGAGCGATGCTGTAAATGATGATCCTGCGTCCTCGGTCGCTGCGAATGATTTGATCCGGCTCCCGTTTGACCAGCCTATCGTCGTCACGTTGTCCACAATCAGCATCGCGGGCTTGTGCTTAAGCCGCTGGTAGATGCCCTTCACGCGCCGGATCATTTCGTTAGCGCTTTCCTGATCTTTGCTAAAGACCATCACCAACTTACCATCGTGAAACAGGCATAGCCAGAGCGCATACGTTAACGCTAGCCACGATATGCCCAACTGTCGCGCTTTGAGTATGATCACTTGTGCAGTGTTTTTAATGATTTGCAATGCTTCGCGCTGTTTCGGCCACAGATCGAACCGGGTAACCGATACATTATCGCCCTGCGGTTCTTCGATGAAAACTTCAGACATCCAGTCTTCAATCGATGGCGGAGTCTCGATCTTCGTTTTGCTTCGCTTGCGCCGCTCGATCTCCGCTTTGGCCCGTAGTTGCAATGATGGAGCGTAAGTCGTCACCCTTTACTAACCTCGCTAATTGTTCATCATCAAGTTTCGACACATCGAGTGCTAATGATTCTACTTGCTGCCTGTCCATCTGCCCCAGCATGTTTTTTCCCAGCCAGATTAACATGGTCACATTGCCGGATAGCGCGACCTCAGTTTGCTTGCGGCGCAATGACTTATGAAGTGATGCCCGCCCTTTGCGTGTTTCACTTGCAAAACGACGCCCGATCGTCGCTTCGGACGCGCCGAACATCTCGCCTATCTCACGATTGGTCAAGCCGAATGATGCGAGTTTTTCGACCTCCGCGCCGTCTACGGGTATTTTAGGACGTGCCATAATTTCCTATTTGACAACCAAACCGATTTGGTATATTATCAACAATGGAGGAATAAAAATGACCAATCAAATTAGCATGTTCGACGCCGCATCTACCCTCGGAAAACTTGGCGGTCTGTCTCGCAGTAGCGCCAAGATCGAAGCCGTCCGCGCAAACGGCAAACTCGGAGGCAGGCCCATAACCGCCACCGTCAACCCTGATGGCGTATCTGTCAGGGGCTGCTCGTACATCTACGCGCCCGCTGGTCAAGCCGGAGAGTATGCGCCACTGGCCTGCAATCCCTACAGTGGATGCGGCCACA